GCTTGGCCTTGCCCATCGATGCCTGGACTGCGGCCGATGCGTTGCTCGATTCCATCGCAACCATCCTTGCATCCTCGAGCTCGAGCGTTACCGTATCGACCGATACCGAATGGCGCTCGCGTGCATCTTCACGCAGCCTGTCAATCTCCTGGGCAATCTCGGGAATCTTGGAAAGAATCACCGCCTGGCGCTTGGCGCTGTTGGGATTCATGTTGTTGAACTGCCCATACGATTGACGATATGCCTCGTTATAGTTGCCTGTCTCGACGACGATTTGGCAGAACTTTTCCTGTTTCGGTGTGAGGGGTTTCACCGTTTCCGCTTGGCGTGTTGTTTACGCATCCAGTGGGAAGTCTTACCACCCCACAACATTGCAAGATGCCGCTGACAAAACAGTTTCCCCGGCGGCCCTAATTCTCCGCAGATTTGGCACTCATGCGGTGCCTGGGGTTTCATCTGGATATCACCAGCGTTAACTATTGTCCATCCTTCCATTGCTTACCTCACGGCAACAGCTTGGCACGTTTCATCCATCCATCGATGAAGCGCTCGAGCTTGGGTGATCGCTTCACCAGGCGACGATAGTGCGACGCTTGACGCTTGGATACCCAACGCATCACCGCCATCATGTCTGTGCAATCATGGCTCGCTGTGATCGTCATACGACCAATCACGCCGTCTACCTCGAGCTCGGCACCCGTTTGATTCAGTCCCGCTTGCATCCATGAATGAGCACGCACCGGCCCAACATTGACGGCGGTATCCATCACCTTGATTGCCAGGCGCGGAGGCAGCCGGTCGTAATGGTACATCATCCACCAATCACGCCAGTAAATCTCGCGCGCATCCTCGACTGTGATATCCGTAATGATGAGGTTAGGGTATGACTTCGAGCTGATGCCGAATGCCGTACCACCACCAGGATCGACGGGATCGTTAACGTAACCACCTTCATGGTCGAGCACATACTCGAACGCCTGGCCGAACGCGTGAGAATTAGTGACGCCCATCAAGAGCACCAGGGCGAACAATGTACGCTGCATTAAACGGGATCAATCTCGACCTCCAGGGCACCGCCTGGGCGAATGTCACGACGAATCACCACCAGATGATCGACCTGGTTGTCGTTGTCGAACACGCAGCCCTCGAGCGCATCGAGTGTGGCTTTCGTGAGGTTATCAATGTCGCGCTTACGTCGGTCGGGCGGGTAGGCATCAATCACCACCAACAGACGAGCATCCGGCCCGAACGTATCCGCGTTCGCGAGTCGTGCTCGAACGAGCTCTCGAAAGGTGCGTCCTTCTGCACTGATGACGGTACGCCCTCGCCAGTTTCGCCAATACCGATTGACGGATGGCGGCCAAGGCAAATCGATCTTCATTCGACATAGCGCCTACCACCAGGCATTACCCATTCGTAAGCCTTGCCATAACGCACCGGCCTGGGCAATGCGAGCGGGTGATGATTGATGATGATGGCAACAGGCATCGCGTAACCCCAACGATTTATCTTGTGTGGAATAAACCCCTCGCTGGTGTCGGTGCCGCCTGGTATGGTGCGCTGAAACGGTGCGCGTTTATTCGGCATCACTACGCTTCTCTGCACGGCAACCGCTGCAGGTTGGCAGTTGTCCAGGGCACGTTTGGCTACCGTCGAAGTATTTGCGGTGCATCGAGCGATTGCACTTGCCGCAGCGCTTATTGAACGAGCTCGATGGTGACTGCGTACTCATGCTGCACGCCCTCCCCGCATCTGCGCGATGTATCCCGCCACCTGGTCGGCATCAACCACCGCTCGAGGTAATGCCTGGTATGGGCGGTGATAGCTCGCCAGGGGCTTCGATGCTTTGCATAGGTTGATGAACTCGGGCAACGTGGGCGGCCACCCATCCTTCGTTAGCAAGGCACGAAACGCTCGCTTTAGGTCGCGCTCGGTAATGCCATGAATCGACAACGCGTGCCCCCAGGTGTTAGCTGTCCCTGTTAACTCGTTGTCGTCGTTCGTTACGAAACCATACGCACTCACCCATCGATGACCATAGATTTGCGCCATCCTCGTCCACAACCTCGCGATAACACGCTCCTCAAGTCTTGGCTGCGATAAGGTTTTCTCTGGCCTCGCTGGTTCCTGCGACCCCTGGTCGATTATCATTCCTATTTTTTCCACTATGATGCCTCACAAAGTTCTCAACTGGATTCGGTGGGATTAGGGTAGGAGTAGTTATATTCTCTTCTCTTCTCTTCTTTTCTCTGGTAACGCTCTTGCCGTTACTCGAGCGTTTCCTGTATTTAGTGACTCGTTTCGCGGTTAAAGCCCGGTTTTTAGCCGTTTGTCCGTGGTGTCGGTCGAAGTTGGGTAGGCTTACATGGTCGGGATCGATCACCATCCAACCCACTTTCTGCATAGCTTCGCACCACCCTGTAACGCCCACCCTGTGATCGATCAACGTAGTTGTAACGGCGGGTGCGTTACCATCTTCGGTGTGGGCATCAAACCAACTCCAGACCTTGACCAATTTTCCCACGACAGCATCGACCTCGAGCCCCGTGTGCTGGGCAAGCGCCCATACTTCGGGCTTGTCAAACGTATCGACTTCGAATTTGATCCAATCACCAGACATTAGTGGCACTCCTCGCACAGACAATCAGCACAATCACCCTCACCTGGGGCGGTGCAGTCACAGCCAGATGAAAGGCACGCCTCGCACAGGCACATACTCTCGAGCGGTACTTTATCTGCTGCGGAAAAAAACGACTGCCAGGCGGTCATCGCTAAAAAAAAAGCGGAGCCACGGAGGTTGCCGTGACCCCGCCCAATGAGGAGGAAGGAAGTTGCCGGTTTCGGAGGATGAGCACCGGCGGGCTCATATGATTTCGACCTCACCACGAGTCGCCATGGAGATGGGCTTTCGCCACCAGGGGGGAACTTTCCCCCGCTGATGCCATCGCATAATCATCTGTCGGCGGGCGGGAAATCCGACCTCGGTTAGCGCGCGAGACAGGGCCGTGTAACCGACACCCTCAACACCCCTTCGACTAGGTGCCGGGAATTCGGTACGGGCCCAATTTAGCGCTCTCTCGAGGTCGTCCATCTTATCTTGTTTCCCTTTGGGAAGGTGCTCAAGGTGCTCAAGGTGCTCATCTGATTCGCTTGAGCATGTTGATTTGCAGCCCATCATACAGGGTAACATTGTCCCGTGCAAGAGATTTGTAGAGGTGTCGCACTTACCCCCCCCTGACTGCGACACCCCCTTATGTGGTAGTGCTCTTATTGTCACCCTACATTTTGAAGATTCAATTTGTAGGGTGACAAACTATTTGATTTATTTTCCGTAATTGTCTTGACATCACTTCTCATTGTGTGTACTTTGTCACTCTATTGAAGAGCGAAGGAAACGAAATGAAGAACTACCTCAAACGACTCGTCGAAGAAAAGGGCCACGACATCGACGAAGAAATCAACCTCGACGGCCACATCGGTCTTACATACCGAATGCTTTTTGACTACATCCACGAAGCCAAGACCTACCACGCAGAGATTAAGAGGACGTTGGTCTATATCGACTTCAAGAATGGCGACGTTTTCCACTACCTCGATTTCTTGGCGAAAGGAATGGTCGAGGCGCTTGGTTTGAACTACCCCCTCGGTCGAGCAATGACCGGAATGGAGAAAGCAGCATGAACGACACAAGATTGATAGCTGAAGAAATCATGGCGTACAGCAAACATCACGAAAACGACGCGCTCATGGCAGCCGAGCCCACCGGGGACATGAAGTGGATAGGTTGGGAAGTCCCGTACTACTGCATGACAGTGGAAGAAATCGAAAGCGATGTAGTGGAGGCTGGCTATACGTCAACCGACGAGGCCATTAAGGATATGTCAGCAGGGTTTGCGAAGTATCACGAATACGTTGAAGACATTAGGGGGGCGTAGCCGCATGAAGAATACATTCAAAGTAGAAGGAGTGCTCGAGATGGTCAAGCGCTTGCCGAGCTCTTACAACGGCAACCCGCGTTACTTGGTCAGTATTACCACGCCCAATCCTGGCGGCCTTTTCGACACCGTTAAGGTTGAGGCGAAGACGACAGTAGATAGCGGCATTGCGTATGCCATGCCCAATTTGTTCGGCAAGAAGGTTAACGCAGTTATTGGTGAGCACTACGGCTCGACCCACATTTGGGCGGTAATGGAGGCAGCAGCATGAAGACGCACCCCTTGATCGCCCTTCGCAATTCGAGAAGAAAGTATATCCGCAATGAGGAACGAAAAGAGATGCACAAGCGGTACAAGAAAAACGAGGCGAGCAACTACCACACTGAGAACTATCTCATTTTAGCGGAAGCATTCGGAACCCCAAACGAAATCGCGGAAGTTAAAGACATTCTCAAACGCAACGAAAAGAACGGCTATACCTCGGATGAGGATTACACCTGGATGTACAAAAACATCAACCCCCACTACAGAAAGATGATGACGGAGGCAGCAGCATGAAGAAACCAACATTAATCGACAAAGGCACGTTCGAGGGACTCTTTCGTCCCGAGTCTAAGAAACTCGACATCTATAGCGTTGAGTTCATCAAGTTCCCAGAATTCTCGGAAGCGCGCCGAACCATCCACCTTGTCGATACAATCGCATGTACGGGTGCCGCCAATGCGGTCGAATACATGGATGATTTTTTCGACTACATAAGCGCCCCCCTCCGCTACGCCACGCCCGAAGAACGTGTGATGACCACGGCAAGCGCCAAGGGTAACGCACCATGATTGTAGATGTCTTTATCATCACCATGGCATGGCTCGCCCTCTTAATTGTGGGCGGTGCCATCGCCGACTATCTCGAGAGGAGGTTGAAACGATGAACACCACATACGACGCCTGGACATCTCTCCGCAACAAGATCGAGGAGCACTTGTACCAGATTGAACGAGCATACAACGGCGACCCCGAAGAAATGCGATCACGACTCGACGAGATCAAAACGACGGTCGAAGACCTCGAGGCGCACATCCCGAACATGCAAAACCTCGCGAACGAATGGGCCCAGGACGAGCTCGACCGCGCGGCTGCTTAACGATTCCATCAACTAAAGAGGACTCCCCATGTTAAATATCGTTAAATCCACAGACCCCCTCGCCTTCGAGCGTGCGGTGATCTTACTCTACGGCGACCCAGGTTCAGGCAAAACGTCGACCGCCTTTGGCGCACAAAACCCGCTTCTGTTTGATTTCGATCATGGCGCACACCGCAGCGCGCAGCGTGGTGATAGCGTCCAGGTAAACGAGTGGAGTGAGGTCGCGAACCTCACCAAAAAAGACCTCGACGGTTACGACACCATCGTTATTGATACCGTCGGCCGCGCCCTCGACATGATTACCGCACACATCATTGCGGACGACCCGCGCAAAGGTAACAAAAACGGCGGGCTGTCAATGCAAGGTTGGGGCGTGCTCAAGGGAATATTCACAGGATGGATTCGCCAACTTCAAACGCAGGGCAAAGACATCGTGATGATTGCCCACGGTAAGGAAGACAAACAAGGCGACGAGCGCATCATGCGGCCCGACATCCAGGGCGGCAGCTATGGCGAGGTTCTCAAGTGCGCCGACATGGTGGGCATCTTGTATCGCGCGGGAGCAAACGCCGTGCTCGACTTCTCGCCGACGGATCGTTGGATAGGAAAGAACGCGCCAGGGCTCGATCCCATCCAGGTGCCCAACCTCAACAGTGCGCCGGACTTCCTGGGCACCATCATTCAAGGTGCAAAGGACACGCTCAACGAGCGAAACCATGCGAGCGCGGTCGTTGCGGGTGAGGTCAGCGAATGGCGCGACAAGATACATGGCTGCATCGAGCCCGAGGAATTAACCGAGGTGCTGAACACATCCAAGGCAGAGCTGGCCGAGGCGCCCGCAGTATGGGCCCAGGTGCGCGGAATGCTGAACGATCACGCCAAGCACATCGACCTCGTTTATAACCCCAACGACGCCGCGTTTGTGAGGCATGAAAATGCTGCGGCTTAGTGCTACGCTGCTCGACTCTTATCGCTTATTCAAAGGCGGCGACGGTGGATTCGAGATTGTGACCGTAGAGGACATGATCTCGAGGGTACGCAAAGACCCCATCGAAGAGACGCACCCGATGCGAATGGGTAATGCTTTTCACGCCGTCGCCCAGGAGCCAGACCAATATTGCGAGGTCTACAACGACGCCCCCGTGTACGTTTGGAACGAGGTCACGTTCGACGCCGAGGCAATAGATAAAGCGGTCGCAGACATCAACGAGAAGAAACCCCTGGTCGAATTGAAAACCGAGGACTTCGTGATCGACGTAGATTATGGGCCCGTGCGGATAGTCTGCCAGGCGGATGCGTTGGCTGGTATGGATTGCTATGAATACAAGACATCTTTAAAGCCAATCACACCACAGAAGCTCGAGCGGTATATGGAATCGATGCAATGGCGTACCTATTCTCTAGCCTTCAACGCGAGTGTGGTGCATTATCGTATCGTCGAGCTCAAGTTACTAAAGGGCGTCGACATCTGGACGGTCGGCAACATCCACACCTTACCGCTGTATCCATACCCTGCCATGGCAACGGATGTTGCCCAGGTAGCAAATGATCTTTCACGTTGGATTCACCACATGGGTCTGGAGAGATTCAGACTCGAGGAGAAACAAGTCGCATGAACCGAACGCATAACCTAAAAGTACCGAGTGGCACCTACACTGTCGAGGGCACAGAGAAAACCCGCTGGCTTACGATCGGCGGGCTAATCAAAGATGGTGACAAGGTGAAAATCAAACTCGACGCAATACCAGTCAGCGCGGAATGGGACGGTTGGATACAGGCATTCGAGGTTGAGGACAAGCCCCAGGCGAACGGCGGCGGCTACCCTTCTAAGCCCTCGCATCGACCCAACCAGAACAAGCCGCTCGTGCCCGACTACGAGCCACGCCCTGGCGACCTCAACGACAGCCTGGACGACGTTCCTTTTTAGCTCCGACCCACCCCCCCCTCTATAGCATCCGGCACACAAACTGTGCTTGCTTTAGGGGGGTGTTCGTGGTGCGGTTAGCTTCTGCATTTTCTCCCACCACTCAGGGCCAGCTTCCGAATTAATCCCGTGTTGCGACGCCCATTTCCAGAACGCCTCGATTGCTTGGCCTTTGTTTGATGCTGCCATCACGGCAGCCCGTAGCTGGGGCGTAGACATCGCGAGCTGTTGGGGTGCTTTAGCCATGATGGGGCAGGAAAACTCGCGCAGAGCCGGATCGGGCTCCAGGTGCTCGGGGTGCCACCGTCGACCTAATTTATGTCGAGGTTGGAGATTGGGAGTTCCATTGCCCATATGTCAGACATGAGCCTCTCGGCTTGCTCTTGGGATACATACAGCTCCACCGTTGCGCCCTTCCCCTCGTCCTCCAGGCGGACGGCAAATACATCGGCAGAATCAAAATTGATAATCGAACCCGACTCCAAGATAGCGGCATATTTCATTTTTGGGCCCGCTTCCAAGTAAGATAATCAGCACCCGATTCCATGTCCGCAAAGCACTGGACTAACCCGCTATCAGTTTTCGCATTGGAATCAAACACGCTTAATATTGTCGCCCCGCCTTGCTGTGGGGAGTGCCCCAGTACGTCGGCATAGTCATCGAGAAACTTATAACCCCGCGCCCTGGCAAGCCAATAAGTAAACTCGCGTGATGCTGCCTCCTCTTGATGGAGTGCCCAATTATGGGTGTGCCCGCAAACATATAGATGCGCCTGGTCTTTCATATGCGCTTGCTTCTGTGCCCCGTGCAGACTGTTCCACATCGAATGCCCTTTGAAGTTGTGCGCTGCGTGTACCCTGGCCTCGCGTCCGTTGGGAAACTCGAGCGTGATCCGAGCTGCCCAATCCTCGAGCGGAACTTTCAGCGAGTGAGATATCCAATAGATCGGATCATCACGCTTTTCGTTCGTCCACATATCATGGTTGCCGCGCAACAATAGCATCCAGTTAACACCGCTATCACGGAGCAGCCAATCAACCAGCTTGATTGCCGTGCTCCGAGACTGTTCTGATTCCGCGTACAGTCTCGTTAATCGCCCGACCCAGTTATCGCTATGGTCGCCAATCGATGCACCATAAAGCCCTGGTGTATCCGCCATAATTCGGCAGTGATCCTGGAGCAGCGGCCAATTACAACCGTTCGAGTCCACATGCGGATCACCGACCCAGGCAATGCCTATGGGTTTCTTGTCTTTAACCTTGTACTTCATCCACTGCCTGGCGCGATAGGCTTGCTGTCTACGCGTAAACCGTCGCGACATCTGATCGATAATTTGATCGACGGGTATATCGTCCTCGGGTAACTCTGGAAACTCGAGCGCGCTTTTTTCTGGCGCCCCCGCCTTGTCGATCCTTTTTATTGCTTTGCGGAATGTGGTGCGCGGCACCTGGAGCAATCTAGCAGCAGCGCTTTGATTCCCGGCGGTTTCTTCCAATGCGTTAAGAACAACTTGTGGCTCTAACATGGTTTGCAAGGCACTCCCTTAATCATTGTTTCAACCTTATGGACGCAGCCCAGGGGGAACCTGGACAAACCACCCCATACATCACCGCTCATGTGGGTGTCTGCGATGTATAGGTAGTCCTCGTCTTTATCGACGAGCAGTCCATATGAATAGATGAGGTTGTTTCTCGCCTGGTCGCGCTTATGCTCTGACCAGCCCGCCGTCTGGTCTACATCGACCCATGAGACCCGAATCAGCGGGTGGCTGCATTTATTTTCGAGATTTGTTTTTGTCAAAAGATCGCATCGCGCCAAGGCCCAGCATTCCGATGATGATTGGTGTAATAGCATCCATTGGAATATCGGGCAATGTAAGGATTAACGGCGACCATCCGGTGGCTGCATAGATAGTTAACAAGAGCGGCTTTCCTATCCACGAATACACCAGGGCAGCAGTACCCGCCCAGGCGATTGACGGGCGCCACCCGTACTGCCAAAAATGATTTGACTGCGCGTCGATTGCGTTGATGTAGGTCTGCGCGTTATCTGCTTTTGCAAGAATCTCGAGTACGCGTATTCGCGCTAGGGCTCGCTCCTCATCAGAGGTAAAGAGCTCATCGAGTCCACCCATCACGGAGTCGGCCACCTTGCCAACCCCGAAGAGGTCGAGTTTCACCCTGCGGCGAGCCCCTGGACGACCGCCATTAGCACCGCGAGCGCGAACACACACACGACCAACTTAACGCCCATCGATTGATTTCTCCACCACTCCTTAATTTTTTCCATCGTTATCCCCTTACAGTTAGCCGATCTATTTTTGTTTCGAGCCGTTGGATCATGCCCTTCAGCTCGTTGAATGCGGCATTCGTTCGCGCCTCACCCTTCTCTACAGATCTCTCTAGCCCCTTGAATTTAGTTTCTAGCAGTTGAACCTCGGTATCGATGCCGGACACGTAAGAGATACCACCGAACACCATACTCACCGTCACTAATAAATGTGACAGGTTCAGACTCCGGCTCACTGCCCACCCACCCCGTCGATCTGCACCTTCATGCTCAGGCATCGCTCTTCTCCGCTGGTTCTATCGGTGGGTTGTCGATTGGTATGAATTCTCTCCCGCTCCACACCATGCATGTTTCTGAACCTGATGGGGTTGTTCTCGTTATGATCACGCTGATTGTTTTGTTCTTCTTGTTCTCTGTTATCCACATGGAAAAGCCGACCTTCTCCGTAGATCGCAGTACCCCGTGGTAGGCGATACGCTCACCCACCTTCTCTTCCAGCGCGGAGAACATGACCGACGCATCCTTGGCGCATATCATGTTGAACAGTCCACGCTGGGGATACAGTCCAGCCGTCGCGCTCGACGTCACCAGTAGCAACGCAATCAGGATGGCTTTAGTTATCATGTCGGTGGTTGTGCAATGGGGGCGAAGTAACCACGCTGCGTGTATCCCGCAAAGGTTTCAGCAAAACCATCACGCCATTCTGCGAGGCATACAGGGAAAGCCTCCGGCGCTATCAAAAAAGCACCAACCGATAGGGGCAGAAGCGCCCACTTCACCATCGTAAATGTGCGATAGAAAAACATTTACTTGGGTATCGCGGCTTTGACTGCCTGACGCTGGGCTTCGAGTTTTATAACCGCTGCTGTACGTTCTTCGACAACCGACTCCCAAAGGGCTACTACCAGTTCATCTACTGATGGATATTCTTCTAATCGCTTACGAGCGTAGTCGTTGTCGTAGGCGTCTTGTAGTTCTGCTTGCTTTGCTGTTATCTGTTCAGCGGTGATCCCGTTGGGATTTCCGTCATGCCAAGTAATCTGATTAAGGT